GTCTGATATCTCTGAATAAAACAACGCGCACAATCGCTCTGTGAGGCACTTTCGCGGCCCGGGCCATACCTAAACATGGGCAGGCTCGGTCTGCAGGACCTCCTGAGTATGGATATCGGACGGCTTTATCGCCCAGGGCGATGGGATCAGCCCCTTCTCTTTGGCCACCGCGATCCGTGCCAGGCGTTCAGCTTTGGCCCGGCTGCCGGCCGTCCGGTACACCCAGAGAATCTCTCCGCTGATGTTCATGATGGTGAGATATTTCATGAAGCACCTCCAACAGTCTGCTTAACTTTTCGTTGTGCGTATCACTCTGAATCACTAAATCACCAAAACCAGCTTGCGCGAGGCAGAAAGCCGCATGTAAGTCGGCCAGGCACTTAGCCTCTCGCAGCTGTATTGTTTTCTGATAGTGCATTAGCAATCTCCTTGTCTGTACCTTTACCGTCGACCTGGACCGCACCTCCCAGGGCGAGACGCCCTTCTAATCGTTTCATCTTATAATCGATCTGCCGGTGGACACCGAAGGGTGAGAAGATCATAGCCAGCTGGTGCGCCATGATCAGGACATCGGCGACCTCTTCATTAACGTGTTTGATCGTCTCCGCCGTTGGGCGGGCCAGATGATCCTGGAGGGCCCCGATAAGTTCCCCGCACTCCTCCTGCGCCTTTCGAATCTGCGGCTCCGCGCCATACGTACAGACAGCGCGAGCGAGGATATCTTGATCAATCTTGAACATCAGACCGCCCTCCGACCCTTTGCTATTACGATTCGCCAGGCCACCTTCAGGCGCTTCCCGAGAGGCAGGCTTGTCAGACTCGTCAGCAGACGTCGTCCATAGCGTTTGCCGGCCTTCCGAATCTTTTTATCGCTTTTCCCGCTCATTCTACCCCTCCATCTGCCAGTCGGCCGGGATCTTATATCTGCACCACTGGCCGTCTCTCCGGAAATATTCCCTGCCGTTGATCCATTCAATCCGATAGCCCGTTCCGTGATAAGCCTGGCGCGCCTTTTCTTGCCAGACCTCGGTCATGTATTCTTCCCGGACCAGATCCGACAGCGAGTATGGCAGCGCCGGATGAATGCCGAGGGGATACAAGATCGTTGGGATACATAGGACGATCAGGATCGCGAGCAGAATTCTCATTGGGGCATCCCCCTAACGATATCCATATCGTCGGATTACCTCTGCTTTGCCTAGTTCTTTGATCGCCTTTTGCAGCCAGCCCCAGTAATTAAAGACACCGTCAGCGGTGAACTCGGCGACCCTGGGTCTTTTTTTATACGGTCTGGTCCTGATCCCTAATTTTCGCATGCGGGTTTGGACCGATTGCCGGCTGCGGTCAGCTTCGTCGGAAATGATGTTTGCCGGGGTCCCGGCGAGTATCATCGGATCGTATTTGTCCCAGTCTATTCTTTCTCTTCCGGCCATGATTACCCTCCGATTCTTCCCGTCAACCAGGCGTGCAGATAGCCGCCGCCGAAATACAGCACAGCCAGAATCATGACCGCGTAACAGAATTTCGTCAGCCAGTCATCAGCTTCTCTGAGGTTCTCTTCCCAGGACTCGTTCTCGATGTAGCCTTGAAATCGTTTAATCATGATCGACACCCATATTTATAACCGAGATTCCGCTTGCGCCGAGGCTCCCGGCGGGCCCCTGTAAGGAGGAGTCTATGAAGGGGAGTTTAACGGCATCCCCGGGCCGACCTTATTGTCCCTGTCCATAGAGAACCAACTGGCCCCCGCCGCGTTTCCGGCGTAATATTCGGGCCTGGCGCGCCTCTTCCTTCTTCCGCGCCAGCTCCATAAGTTCTACCGGCGATCGCGACACGCTGTCACCGATGCTGAAATGCTCGATGATCATATCGAGTTTCTTTTCGAGGCGGGCTGCCTGATCGGGGGTGACCTTCATGGACGTTCCTTCAGGCCGATCCGCGCGCGCAAAAGCGCCTCGATCGACTCATCGATCTCATTAATGATGTATTTCTTCTCAGCCTTTGTGACCTTGCCATCATCGAGCGACTTCGCCACGGCATTGATCACATCCGCCGTTTCCTTCATGATTTCTGCTGTATCTTTGGAGAGTTCCGATAGGCCGAAAGGCTTATCGCTGGGGAGAGGGATAAAATAACCGCCGCACTGTTCGGCGATCTTCTTTGCCACCTGCTGGGGCTTAATCGTCCGGAGGATGCCAAAAAAACCGACGATCGTAGGAGTCGCGCCATACTTATAATTTTCATACGTGCGCGAGGATCCTCCGACCCGATCAGCCAGATCCGCTGGAGTAAAACCGTTATTCCCGGCCTCCCACATCAGGAGCTGAACCGGTTTTTCCCCAAATTGCTGATGAGCTAATTTCATGATTCCCCCTTTCTTTCGAGTAAAGTGCTGTGATTTTCCTCTGTTATTGGTAGAGCAACTGATTCAGGATCAACACAAACGGGAGGGAAAAGGACATCGAGCAGATCCTGACTACAAAGATGAGCAATTTCTGCCGCCAGATCCGCGGCTGCTGGACGGAGAATCTCCGTCACCTGCGTCCCCAGCTTGGCGCTGCCGTTCTTCCGGGAGATAAACAGAGAGAGCGCCGCATTCGTAACCGGCGGGTCGCAACGCTTCCCGAGGGTCTTCAGATTCAACCCGCGATAAGTGATCAGGGCATTCAAAAGATTCTTATTGACAATTCGTTTAGTCTTTTCCATAATGGTCTTTCCTTAATTTCGTTAATTGATGATAAAGGATTAATGCCATGTTTAAAAATTCTCCATTAAAGGCTTTCGGAATCGCCTGGTTTACCGATCGCGAAACGTATCAAAAGGCGCTTTCAATCTTTGACGATTCCTATAAGCTCTCCACGAGCTATGATGAATGGCTTCTCCAGGCCGAGGGCCTTTGCGAGCAAATCGAGAGGGCCGGTAAGACCCCCGTAAAAGCAATAATTGATCCGGACACATTCCCCGAGTGGTGTCGGGATAGAGGCCTGAATGTCGATGCCGCAGCACGGATGGAATTCGCCAGCCTGGAGGCTTACAAGTTCATTCAAAAAGGGAGCTGATGTCATGAGGTGTCTCCTTACCTTTAGTAAACGCTGTTAAACTGTCAATCAGTCACTGCGAGAAGGCTGATCATAGTATTGTAGTTTTCAGTAAGCTCTTTGCGAAAAGCCTCGCCGGGTGACAGGGAAGAACCTATTATATCGTCGACAGGGACCGTTTCAATTGCTCGATCCAGAATCTCGAGCCTTTCGCTAAAGTCGATATCTATTAATTTGAGTTCTTTTGGGTCCATATTTGCTGCCTCATTACTCCCTGTTAAACTGTTAAGAAGGTTAATAGACGAAAAGGAAATTAATGTCAAGTAAAAAATTGACAAAAGATGAGGTTCAGTCAATTGTCGATCGGGCGTATAGTTTGCCAAATACTCGGAGAATTTTTTCAGATAGATGGAGAAAAAAAGGGGCGTCGTGCGCAGGACGCAGAAATCCTGTCGACTCTGGATGTTGCTTCCGAATCGGCGGGATTTCTACTTTTTTATGCTGCTGGCGGCAGATTGTAGCTCATGATCAATAGCCTTTCTTTGGCCAAACAGTGGGCGGATTTACTCCGGTTTCAGCGTAATGCCTTCCAGCACTTTCTTCCTCAGCCGATATGTGTTCGCGTGTTTGCAGTGCGCAACCCAGCTCTGGACAGCTATAATGACTCTGTCCAGGGTTATCTTCCCTTCCCGGTAAAGTTTCTGTAGTGTCCGGATCTTTCGCTTTGCACGCTTCGCATTGGATGCCCTCAATAACCGATGTGTCGCCCAGGTACGATACCCGAGAAAATCTATACCCCTGCTTTCGACGGGGAATATCTGTGTTTTCCTGTTCAGCCGCAGCCTTAAACTATGTTGTAAATAGTCCGCGATATCATTTATGACGTGGTGCAGGTGCGTTTTGTCCGGCGCCAGGATAATGAAGTCGTCCATGTAGCGAATATAAAACCGTTCGCGAAGCGTGTACTTGACAAGCTCGTCCAGCTCGTGGAGGTAGACGTTGGCAAAGAGCTGGCTTGTCAGGTTGCCGATCGGGACACCAGCATCAGAGCCGGTGGAATCAATAATAACGTCGCAAAGCCACAGCGTTTCCGGACAGGCGATGCGCTTTCGCAATAATCGCTTGAGGGTGTCGTGATCTATCGAGGGAAAGTATTTTGATATATCGGCTTTCAAACAATAGACGCGGCCCCAGTTGCGTTTGCAGCGTCTCAAAAGTGCGGTCAGTTTGTCTGCCGCGGCATGTGTTCCCTTGCCTGGGCGGCACGCATAGGAATCTGCGATAAAGCGGGACTCCCATATAGGCTCAACAATATTGCAAAGCGCGTGATGGATAACCCGGTCCCGGAATGGCGCGGCGGTTATCAGCCTCTTTTTGGGCTCATAAATATAGAAGGTGTTGCCTCTGCCAGGGGTGAAAGTTTTCCAGATCAGCTCGTTCTGAATCTGGATCAGGTTCTCTTCCAGATGGCAGCCGAAGGCAAGGACGTCCTCTTTGTATCGTTTCCCCTTGCGGGCCTTCTGGTATGCCAGAAACAGGTTGCCGCAGTCGTATATCCGGGGATAAAGCCCACCGTATGTTTTCGCCATATATGATCTCACAAGAGTGTGGCCTGCGATAGCTTTCGTTTCCTACTTGCCATCGCGGGCCTGTTTATATATTTTGCCTTGCGG